TACTTTTGATACTGATGGGAAATCGTCTCTAATTTTCCCATCAACATCTTTCATGGTATATCTATGTTTATCTTCTTCAAAAGTTAAACAAAACTCTTTTTGTCTTTCTGATAGTATATCTCGTATCTCTTTTGCGACTTCTTTTAAATTCATTCTTTTTCTTTTACGTAATAATCGTTTATTTCACCTCTAAGGTCACAAACGTCTTTATCTTTAGGTAGTTTTAATAGTTTTACTCTACCATATAAAACACCACCGTTTAATTTATCGTATATGTTTTTAGCATCATCAAATGCGTCACCATCTAAACAAACAATAATATTTTTTTTTGCCTTATTATATAACATTTCCCATAGGTTGTCATTAACATACTTACCTAAAAGTGCTATTGAATTATCTAAAAAGAAACTGTCAAAAACACCTTCAACGAGGTATATATCTTTTTTCCAATCAATTAAACTTTCATTAAAAATAAGAAAGTCTTTTGATGCTTCGGGGTTTTTGTATTTTAATTTACTTCTTGGGTTCCATGATCTTGAAACAAAAAAGTTTAGTTCTCCTTTTTTATTAAAAGATGGTACTATGATACGACCAGCATAATCACCTTCCATACAAATACCAATTTGGTATTTATCTATTGTTTCTTGTGTTATACCTCTTTTTTTAAGATAATTTAACGCTTCTTTTCTTGGTAAATGTACTGGGTGTATTTCTTCAAACTTTTTGTATTCTTTTGGTAGTTCTAATTCCTTAAACTCTTTTTTCTTTTTTTCTACCTTGTCTGGTCTGATGAGGTTATAAGTCTTTTTATCTTTTTTAGATCCGAATTGCTGAATTAATTTACCTAAATGTCCGTGAGTGTCGTGTGTGTCTCCACAAGACCAACATTTATAGATGTGATTGACGTAATTTATTTCAAGGTTACCTTTTCCGTCAGTCTTTGATAAACCTTTTATTTCATAAGAACAAACGGGACAATCAACCGACACTTGTCCACTATATTCATTAACACTTTTAGGTTCTCCAAAAATGTTTTCTATTAAATCTAAAACTAAATTATCTTCACTCACCCTTTTAAAATAGGTGAAAATATGTGGATTGTCAATTACCAAATTTTTTGTTCTTTCATATAACCTAAAACACAAGTATAAGAATCAGCCATATCATAACACTCTTTTTTAAGTGTATTATTTTTTGTATATAACCATTTAATTTGTGGTTCTTTTTCTGAAACTTTTTTCCAAACCAACTCTTTTTTATCAATATCTTTAGGTAATCCACCAAATAAAACGTATTTTCCTTTATCGTTTTGTTGTGTTAAATCAGGCCAAGCAAATTTTCTTGAATTATATGTTGAAATAAATGATGGAACAATGCCTAATATATCGTATATTGATTTTGTAATCATGGAGTTATATCTTAAAAGCGTTCCTACAGTCCAAACATTATTGGAGTTTAATAACGGTTCTTCAATAACAACACTTGTTATGCCTAAATTTTTATACCCAACAAGTTTTTCTTCAAAGGCAACAACCTTTAATAATAATTCTTGTATTTTATCATCAACTTTAGGTTTAATAACTGGTGAAAAATGTGTTAACTCTAATAATTCTTGTGATTTAATATCAAATAAACTCCAACCGATAGTTTTTGTTGATATGTCGAGACCTAACACCTTTGGTGTATTCTTCAAATCATTTTTTGCCATAAAATTTTAAAAATCAAATTTAATAGGATACTGTTGAACCCCTTGTCTTTTTTGTGGTGACTGTATCTTAGAAATAACCATAAGTTCTTTCTCAGCATTGTAAAGACCAACTTCTGTTATATATGGTGTTTTACTGTTGTCCCATGTTGGGTTTGAAGAATCAAAAAACTGAGTTTGTCCCAAATTGACTAAAAAGTTCATAACATAAATCGTTGCTTGAATATCGGTTTGTATGTTACCAAAAAACAAATATTCACCGCCAAAATTAAATGTTACTCCCGATTGATTTAATACAGGTAGATTTAAGTAATTGTTTAATTGGTATATTGGTGCGGTATCGTACATATTTTTTGTAATCTGATATGTTACACCAGTCAAACTATTAAGTGTCATATACCCACCTGAAGTGGTTGCTGAATATTGATTATTTAGTGTTATTTCTTTCCATAAGGTAGGATCCGGTCTTGTTGTCCCACTTGGTACTTTTTGCGCCAATATTGTCATGTTGTTCACCGAAAAACCTGATGGTGTTCCTGATGGTGCTGAATTTAAAAAAGGAAACTCATTTCCGAATCTAACAATAATATCTGAAGCCCCCGGTAATAAACTTTGGTCGTTACCTGAAATTGTGGTGTAATAGTTACAGTGTAACGAATTTGTAAATGCTGAATTATTAAATCTATATGTTAAAAATAATGTTTCAGTGCTTCCTGTTAATAAACCTGCGGTTCCACCTAAAACCCCATTAAACGTATTTGGTGTTACTAACCCCAATTTAGGTGCTGGTAGTGTCCAATTCCTATTTGATTTATTATTTAATGTAGCGACTATTTCATCGTCATCAAAAATAATCATTTTATAGTCAGGAAATACCTTACCAACCCTATTTGGGTAACCGTTTGAATTAGCGTGTGTATCCCATAAATGGTAATATCTTAAACCAGGATTATTAAATTGTATGTCTTTTTTACTTTTTATATAATGAACCTCAAATAAATTTAAACTAGTAAAACCGGATGGGTCTGTGTAAAAATCTTCACCCATTTTACCATTTGGGTTTTTATGCCACATTAACCAAGGTAGACTTAATTTAAAATTTCTTGCTTGTCCAGTATTTCCTGGATTTGTCTGATCGAAATTTTGCATTGCAAACTTTTCACCATAAAAATTATCTATCGATTGATTCGTATAATGAACAATCGCAATCGCTTTTTGATCTATTGGCGGTACTGTAATTTTTTCTAAAAAACTATTATAGTAATATACACTGTCGGTATCTGTTTGACCATTATTTTCATTATATCCAAAGTATTCTTTTGATCCTGTATAGGCTGTCGACGCATATAGATTAAAATCTTGATTGATGGTATTAAACGTCCCTGCTGGTGATTCAGTCCAAGGATTATTCATATTCCAAACTTTTACGTCAGACTGTGCAATATCACAATTTGATTCAAAATTAAATGCATCGGTGTCCCAATAAGGTTCAGGAGTAAATGAATCGTATAGTGCCGTCATTCCTGAAGGATAAAATACTACAGAACTATTACCACTATATCCCATCGTAATAAAATTAGGTAATTGTCTATCAACTTGTATTGTTACAGTAGAACCTGTTGATGTATTACCGGTGATTCCAACAACGACGTACGTAAAAATTGGTGAGTTACCGTTTAATGGTGAAATTGAATTTTGAGTAAACAAAGTCAAAAACATACCAGGTGTTACTGTCCCTGAAACTGTTGGGTTAACCGTTGTTGAGGATAGTGTAATGATATTTCCTGAGATGGTTGCGTTACTAACAATAAAGTTAGGGTTTATTGTATATGCTGATGTGGTTAAAACCGTAAATCCTGTAAGACTATCCCCACTAAAAAACCCTCTTGGTGCTGCGGTGTTAAAAACATTATCAATATATGATGCATCAAATGGTATACCATAAGTTGCACCCGAAGTTGAGTCCAAAAATAACGGATATTTAATATTCATTCTATTTCTTTCAGGTACAGGTGCCGGATTTTGTGAATTATCTTGTGGCATTAAAACATTAAGATTACTTAAATTTAAACCATTTACACAATCATAACAAACTTCACTATCTCCAACCTGAAAGTATGAGATGTCAAATTTACCTTGTGACATTTTTTTTCTTGCAGAATCGGTAATTTTAGTGTTAATTAATGCTGCGGTATTTTTAATAATATATGACATATTTTATAAATATACTTTTTTTATATTTTATGTAAGTATTAACTGCCCCGTTCTGTTAAATTCCACAACTAAAGGTGTAACACCACTATTTAAGTGAGAACAGGTCGGAGGATTTAATTGTTGGTTTATAATGGTTAATGTGTCTTTTAACGTGTTTTGTAATGCACATCCGTTTTGTGACGCAATAACAGACGGAGTCGTTAATGACTGTGAAATAGTACCCGTTATATATCCTGGTCCCGTTATTGATGCCTGATAGGTTTGAGTATAAGCGCTTGTTGTAACATTCACCCTATTACATGGCGTTGGTCTTGGGTTATTTGTAGTGGTTACAGAACTTGTGGTTGGTCCTGTTACAGTTGATGTTCCAAATGTTTGAAATATTATTGTGTTATTTTGCGTTGTTGTAATTATTGGTGTAGAGGTTGTAGTATTACCCGTGACTAATATTCCTATTGGTATATCAAATGTTACTGTTTTTGTTGGTGGTAACGCTGGTGTTATATCTATTCTAAAGTTGGTTTGTTTAATTTGTGTTCCTAGTCCTGCACTTGTTGATTGGCTTAATTGTGTTAAATTGATGGTGTAATTTTGAAAAGTATTTTGTGGTGTTAATACCACTGTTTGTGATGTTGTTAAGAAAGGCGCACTTGAATCTTTTACATAAACAGTATATGTTCCTGGTGCCAAGTTTGTTAAAATGTTTGTAGGATTAAAATTAATATTATCTAATGAGTAATAATACGGTGCGTTTCCACCTGTGACATTAACATATATTGTACCATCACTAGATGTTGTACAACTTGGGTTTGTTGTTTCTATTACTAAGTTTAATGGTGGTGACGTACAGACACCAGACGTAACCGTTAATGTGTAACCATTTATACCGTTTAGTGTCCAAACTCCTGTTGGTGGTGGTGTTGGGTTGTTTAGTGTTGGAACCCCGTAATAAGGTGCCCCATATGTCGTCCATCCTGATATTTCCCATCTTGTGTTTCCGGTACTATAATAAACTAAAAATGGTGGTGTCGCACTTGACCACGATGGGTAATTATTAACAGTATTTGCAGAATAAAAAGTTGTTTGATATATTGTGACTCCCTTTCTATATGTTAAACAAAGTGTTTCGGGGTATGTTGGTCCTGGTGTTGGTTCAGGTAAACAATCTTGACAATTATCGTATGGTCCACTATTAATAACTGCAAATTGATTGAAGTATGATTGTCCCGTATATAGTGTTGTGCCACTACTTGTCCAACATCCGGCTTGAGTCGTTAATTCGTAAGTTTTGCCTGAAGTAAATATAGATGGTAAATCAGCCAAATAATATATTTTACTACTATCAACACAATTTTCAAATTCTTCAATATAAAAACTATCATAATCTACCGTACATGTCGTAGTCGCACTAAAATCACCATAATAATCAACAACGGTTGCTGTATAATTTCCAGGACTTAAATTAGTTAGTAATGTACCTTTTGATCCATTATTCCAACTTACGTTATATGGTGGTGTTCCACCTGTAATATATAATGTAATTAATCCGTTAGTATCGTCCGGTGTTGAAGCATTAATACTATCACAATCTAACCCTAAAGGTAGTAGTGTTATTATATTACAACTATTTCCACTTAATAATCCCATAATTTATTATCCAAAATTAACAATATTGTAAAATATTTTTACTTTAATAGTTCCATTACCACCCGTTGGGTCTATACCATTTTGATTACCTAAGTTTAACTCAGAATTTAAATTTACTCCTCCTCCTTGAGATTCAGAAACTACTGTTTGTATTTTATTTTGTGTTACTCCATTTATATTAAAAGTAAACCCCATATTAATTGTCGATAATTTTAAAACTACGCTAGATGTTGTATATGCGCTTGTACCATAATTATATTCGATATGTGCTTTGAAGTCATAGTATTTGTTAGCTCCGGGTGCCGGTAATAAACTTTTTGGTGTTGTTCCTATACTTAACATTTCTGAACTTGACACTGTAATTGCCGTGTAGTATTGGTAACCTCCTACAGTCTCGGCAATTTGATTTAGTTCTGCCTTATATGATGATCCATCCACGCTTTGTGAAGTATCTGCGGTTGTTACAATATGTATCAACGTTGTTGGTGTTATTGCCGTTGATTGAGCTAAAGTTCTACTTGTTAGAGTTGCCATTTCTTTTTAAAATAATATAATAAAGTTTATTCAAATTCATATGGTATGTTATCCATAAATTCAAAAAGTATTTCATCTTCAAATTGTTTATAGTGTGAAAACTCGTCACAATAAACACACCCATTGTCATCTATTAATTTAACAACATAAGATGGGTAAGTTTCATATACCGATGGTAAAGTAAAACTATATGGTAAAGTTGTGAATGTGTTGATGTATTGACAAGTACCAAAACATGTATCACAAACCCACACGTCGTATGGTGATGTTCCTGATGTTACTGAATTTATTGTTACTGTTGTTGCCATGTTTTTAACAATTTCCGTTTGGATTACATTTGAAGGTTATTTTTCCGTTTCCGTCAACTTGGAATATCTGTGAATTTGCGGTTCCGCTTTGATTAATTGGTGATTTAATATATGTTACGTTAATTGGTGTTGTTAATCCGCTATTCTCATAAATATAAACTCCAGTTTGTAAAGTTGTTGCACTGTAGTCGGTATAGAAATAAACAGTACCTCCAAAGTCTGTTAATTCACATACAGGACAAGATAAAGAATATTCACCTGAAGCCCTCCACAATCTATACGATGGTGCTGGTGTAGGTACAGGTTTTAAACAATCTAAACAAGTGCTGAATGTTGTTGCAGTTGTTGCAGTAAATTCATTAATATTACTTGTTATATATCCCGGTTGTGGCGAGTAGTTCACGTAGTTTCCTACATAAGTATAACATTGTCCTGAAGTTGTTTTTAAAACATCATTTGCAACTATATTTGTTGGTGGATATGCTGTTTGTATTATCATCGAGTTTGTTGTACAAGATGTGAAAACAAAACTTGTTCCTGAAGGATATGATATCGGAGTTGGTATCGCACATTCAGTATCTCCCGTACATGTTGATCCTGAAACTACGGTTGTTGTTCCCGTAACACAACTAAACGAAACACTATTTTCTTGTGCACAAATACCAAATGTTGTATTACCCGTAACCACCAATGTTTCTGAATTTCCTGAACAACCTGTCCATGTAACCGTACATCCACTATTTGCCGTGATGGTATAACAATAACAATCAGGGGCTGGTGTTGGCGTAGGTGTTGGTGTTGGTAAAACACACTCCGTACAACCGCTAGTATAAACATCTAAAACATCAACAATACTTCTATTAGGTGATCCCATAGTATTTTGTGTGTATGTAACACACTTAATCTGGTTTGATGAGGTGTCGTTGAAAACGACTAAGAACGTCGTTCCTGTTGTTACCCCACTTCCACTATAAGTAATTGGTCCGTCAACATAATATAATGACCCATCTTGACAGTCTACCAATTCTTTAATACTTGGACATATGAAAGTTCCACTATCAATCACGAAGGTAACGGTATCCGCCGAAGGAATAACTGTAACCATAGGTGTTGGTGTCGGAGTAGGTGTCGGAGTAGGTGTTGGTGTTACTACGGTAACTACACTTATACTTGCCGTAAATGCCGAACAAATGTTCGGAGTTGGTGTAGGTGTTGGAGTAGGAGTTGGTGTAGCAGTAGGGGTAGGTGTTGGAGTAGGTGTTGGTATTAAACATTCTAATAATACATCAAAATCTAATATACTACAAGGGTCTATTGTTGGTGTCGGTGTTGGTACGCAAACTCCATCATAATAAAAAGACGAACTAAAATCGGGACAACCGCTATTTGTTGGGTAAGAACCAAAAAATAATGCAGTACCCCCTAAAGAATCACCAATGCACCATTTTGTCGAGTCATAAAATATATACCCAACATCGGTCCCTCCTGTCCAATATGGTTCGGCGTTATAACTACCAACTAAAGTATATGTCCCGTTATATCCACTAAACGTATCTATTGGTATGTCAATACAAACGTTATCGTTACAACAATATCCACTACATGGGGGATATGTACATCCTGTAATTGTTACGGCAGTACCGTCAAAAGTAAAAGGACCTGAAGCAGTAACACCCGTAACGATAGTATAACAACCGTCAATAATGTTAGTATCCCCTGTAATCTCGTACGAGCTTAAGTAAGTTGTACTATATGACCAACCAGTCGCACTATATACAATTTGATTGTAACAACAACTACTTAATATTATGTTTGCCATTCAGTTTTTAACTTTTTATATAAATAATGGGAATTTCATTTTATTAATTGTTTTTATCAATTGATCATGAAATCTTTTCTATTTATCCAATTATCCGTAGTGTCGTACACCCAATAAACCCATTTGTAAGGTTTGTCTAATGATTTAAAACTTATTTTTACCTTTTCTTGGTATTCGGTAATATCTTCCCTATAAATTACATTTCCTCCACTATTTTCAATCCCTATGTAAATAAATTTAAAGTTTTCGGTATGTGGTAAGTCAAATTCAAATTCATATTCTTTTTCTTCATCTAGGTACCATTCAGTGTGGTCGTTAATTGGTGGATCAGTACCAATTACCGTTTCAATATGTAGTTTTCTTAATTTAAAATTTATCCCAGCATAGTCTTCATAGTCTTTATGTGTCCTTAAATTACCTAAACCATATATACCTAAATCAATTTTATTATCCTCTTCCTGTAGCATGTGCCTAAGTCTTCGTTTTGACTCGTGATCCATTTCCCACCATTGTTTTTCCACGACTCCTGATTTTTTATTTTCTTCATTAAAGTCTGTCCAATGTTTCGTCCTACCTTCTCTTGTGTATTCATGCCAAACAACAGTTTTATGTGGGTGAAATAAGTCATATCCTAACGTATAAGACCTAATTGAAAGACTAATTTCATCTCCCGCAAAATATATGTTGGGGTCATACTTGTATTCTTCACAATGTTTTCCTATTGTAAAAAAGAAATGTCCGCTTACGAACCTTGCGGGTATTGGTTTTTCAAGTGTTTCCCAATTTGGTATTGTGTTCGGATAAAATAGAATGGTTCCTCCTGGTGTGAAGTTATTTGCAACCATTTTATATGGTTCAACGTTTAAAAGTTTGTTGTCACTTGGTCTATACATACCGGCATATGTGGTAATAATTGGTTTTTCTGAATCAACCATATTCATCATATTAATCAGTTCCTCGTCCCAATCTTGTAAAAATCTATGGTGAGAATCTAACTGCATAGTATATTCTTCACCTTCCCATAATTTTTGTATTTCAGAACGAGCCCAACACAATCCTTTACTTTTTGACCAATGAATGTCAATGACTCTAAATCTTGGGTCATCTGTAAATTCTTCTAAAGATTCTGTTTCGTCTCTTTGCCAACAAATACCGAAAGTTAAATTTTCCGGATGTTTTGCTTTACTAACACAATCTCTAATGGTTGGTAATAGTTCGGGATCTCTATAAGATGCTATCTGTACAAAAATTTTCATAAGAAAATAGTAGTATATATTACAAAATATTAAATATTAAACACACGGGCAAATATCACCTAAAAGTATAATATATCCGCCTGTCCCTGAAATGACGTTTGGTGTTGTTGAAGACGAGAATGTAAGTGGTGTGGGATATGCAACCGTTTGGGTCACTGTATCACCACTAGGACAACATGGGTCGTATGTGAAACTAAGTATTCCAGGTATATCCCATTTAATATTATATTCATTACAAACACAAGTACCGGTTGATCCTGAACTACAATCTTCAATTTCGTCAAATACACAACCATTAGTATCTATTATTCTAAGTAAAAGAGAATCTTCATTAGGAAAATAATTATCAGAATCAATAATAATCGATGGTGGTATGTTGGTGTTACCTGAAATATAAAAACAAGAGGTCCCTCCTGTATTACATAAAAATACATCATAAGGTGATTGTCCACCTGTTGTTCCTGTAATTTCAATAAGCATATTAATAAATAGATAGTTTTATAAAAACACTAAAGTAAACCCGTCTTCAGTTTGTAAATCAAACCCATCTTCAGTTAATATTACGTACGTATCTGGAGGACAGTCGACAGTTTTTAATGTTAAACAACCATTAGAGTCTACTACTTTTATTAAAAAACTAGAAGCACTTGCGTAAAATGTGGATGCCGTATATGTTCCTCCACTATTTCCTAAATAAGAACAATTATTACCATTTTGATCACAAATAAAAAATGTGAGTGGCGGCACACCACCCGTAACACCTGATATTGTTAAAATTTGTGACATATTTAATTAAGGAGTTAAACAATATATATCATAAATTATTGTTAGACCTATACTAACATTCGCATCCGATAGTGGATCATAATCACCACTACAATTTGACTTTATCTGTAGTTGGTTATTTATTACATCGACATTATAACTTCCAACATCTGAAATACCTGAAAGTATATTTTCAATTGTTGACTGCCATAGAGTATCTTGTGGTATATCATTCAGGGTAGTTGCGGTATAAAACGTTTGTGTAAATGCGCTACCATTAATGTCAACATCACACGTAAAGGTTGCCGAACTAAAATAGCAATTCGTATAACCCGATGTTAAATCAATAAACCCTTCATTTAACATTTCTAAAAACCCTCTTTTATTTCCCGTTGTTGTTACGAATTGATCCTGGCATAAAGAAATTATTTCATAACTAGATACTAAAACACCAGTACAAACTATATTAAAGTTTTGATTATTTGTGCAACCATTATTGTCGGTTACTAAAACACTATAAGTACCTGCAGTTAAGCCTGTTACGGTAGAACCTGTTTGACCACTTGGTACGTTACTTGACCATTGGTAAGTGAATGGTGGTGTCCCGTCATAGATTATAACTTGAGCCTCTCCATTACTACCATTTGTACAATTTGTGGTACTAATTAAACTAACTAAACTACCTGCGGTTGTTATTGTTACATTTTCAGAAACACTACATCCATCACCATCAACAACACTCACAGTATAACTTCCAGCAAATAAATTAGAAAACGTATATGAAGTTAAAGATGAATCTATAATAGATTGTCCGTTACTTAATATGTAATCTAAAGGTTGTGTATACCCACTACCAACTTCAATACTAATTTGACCATTTGGAAAGCCACAGGTAGAACCTGATGTTGTTGCGCTTATTGTAAATTTTTGATCTGAGTTTACAGTAATGTTACTTGTGTAATAACAATCGGTTCCACTTCCCGAAATAATTAATAAATAATTATCGTTTGGTAAATTACTGAAGGTATATGATTGGTTTAAACTTGTGTTTGTTTGTACTGTACCTGTTGTTTGTCCTGATAACGCATAAGTATAAAATCCACCTAAACCTAGTATTTCAACATAAATACTACCGTCATTTTGATTACAATTAGAATTAGTAATCACACTATCAACAACATTAAATCCGTTGGGTGGTGATACGAACCCGGTTAAATTTATCTCACAAAAATTAGCGTCTCTTACGTTAAGAAGATATGATCCGCTACTTAAATTATCAATTAATATTGAGTCTCCAAATGTATATCCAACTTGTGAGGTAGATGCCGAATAATAAAGGGGTCTTGTACCTCCTGTTATTATATACGCTAACGATCCATCTGAAGAAAAACAAGATGGATTTACTGCCGTAATCAAACCAACACCTAAAGGGTCCGCAGAATTTATAGTTTCGGATTTAGTTGTCGAACACCCTAAACTATCTGTAACTGTACATGAATAAGTCCCTTGTGTTAATCCTGATATTAATTGGGTTGTTTCCCCATTACTCCATAAGTAAGTAAAAGGACCCGTACCTGTTGTTCCCGTAACCGCCAATTTACCTTGGTCAATTACACAAGTAGAGGTATCCACTTTCCAAAATCCAAAGTCGGGGGTAGTACTTGCAACTATCACCGCACTTCCAGTGCTAGCCGATACATTACCGTAATCGATAAATGTTGCGTAATAAGAACCGTATGGTAAATTAGTAAATTGGTATGGTTGCGTTGGTGTTGTTATTAAATCATAGTATGTTCCATCTTTAAAAAGAACAATAGTGTAAGGGCTAGCGGTTGTTGTTGCACTAACATATAAACTACCGTTGTTTTGATTACATGTTGTTCCGGTTACGTTATAAATGGATGCTTTGTAACAATCACTTATTGTTACGTTTATAAATAGGTCTTCGTTGATGCCACCAGAAGAGTCATTTAACCTAAAGACGTAAGTACTCGCACTTAGTCCCGAAAAAGTAAAAGGACCCATTCCTGATTGTGAACCTAAAGTCCCTGGTATTTCATTATTAATAGTATAAGGCGGTGTTCCTTGATTTGGGGTAATTATTGTTGTTCCTGATGGTGAATAACAAACACCGGTCACAGTAAAACTATAATTTAAAGGACCTAAATTACATTCTTGGGTACAAGTACTACCAGTATCTAAAATAATATTTACAACAGAACCACTATAAGCAGTATCTACGCAAACTTCAGTATAAAATCTTTGGGTTCCGGTTTGTAATATACCACAACAATCCACATATTCATAATAACCACCTAAAGTATAACCACTAATACACGCCATTATCCACAATTAATTTGTATGTCTATACCTATATTTAGATATAATGTTTTATTTGTAAAGTCGTCATAACATGTTGAGTTACTAACAACTAAAGTATTTCCTGCAAAATAATAATTTAATCCATATTGGTATAATGTAACCAATTTATCGTTAATTGCAGTTAAAACTTGACTATTTGTCGGGTAATCATTAAATCCGTATCCTGTGTAAAAACTTTCTTGTACTAATATTTGACTATCTAAACGACAATCAACAAACCATGTCGTAACAATACTATTTAAATCACATTGTGATTGGTTGTACCCATTGTTAGATAAAAGTGTTGTTAATAACTGACTTAAAAGGTTTGGTGGGTTTTGACTTGATAAGTTACATTTTAATGTTTGATCAATACAATCATAACCGAATAACTGTCCGTTATATTCACATGGTTTACATAAGACAGGTATGAATTGACATCCTCTTTGTCTTCTCCAAACAAATTTTTGTCTGTGGAAGATTGAATTTTCCATTTTTTGTCCTGTTAACCATAAAGTTGTTGCAGGAACTACTTGTTCGATCAATCTTTGCCAATAATCGCCAATACCTAAAGTAAAATCAATCATTTTTTGGTATGTAAATTTATTGGATGGTATGCCAACCGTTTGTTCTGATTGTAAGTATTTCCAATAAATCGATTGTAATGCTGGATAACCTCCGGTTTTACCGTCAGTGATTGTTTGTCTATTTCTAACGTTTATTAAGTTATTAAAAAATGTTTGAGCAAATTCAAAAAACGTTTTTTCTTTTGGTTTTGGATTAACGAAGGTCCAATCAATAGCGCCGGGATATGGGTATGGAGATGTTAATCCACTATTAGGTATGGGGTAGTTATATTTAACTGACATATCCCATACATCATAGATTAACCCTTGACCTACATTAATGTTAAGTTCAATATTTTTAGAGTTGATTACTAATTTATCGTTTTCTACCGTATAATAAACCCCATTAAAATTTGCATTATCTTTTCTAATACCGGTTGTTGATGCCGCCCAAGATTTTTGATTGTCATACACTTTTGTTATGGTATATCCTTGGTTCATGAAAGGGAACTTTCTAAACCTTTCTAAATAATCTTGTCCAAAAGTATATGGTTTTAATTTTGTAATAACCACAGGTTCGTTTTGATTAAGTTGCGAGTTTTCAGTGTCCACTTCCTGTGGTGACCTATGTTTAGGTGATTTTTCAAACCATCCCGATCCTTTTTGAAAGAAGTAATCGTCAGTTGAAGTTGGTGATTTTGGGTACCCGTCGCTCGATATACCATAATCTCCTTCAGTAAACAAATTATCTTCAACAATGCCGTCAGTTGTAAAACCTGTATATGTTACTCCTAAAATAGAAAAGGTATTTTGGGGGTCTAATGCGGGTGTTTCAACATAAACCGTACCACCTGTTATTGTTGCTAAACTTTCTTTAAAGTCATCAACATTTAATTTAGTATCGGCCAAATATATTACTTCATTAAATTCAACCAAAGCGTCAGGAGCACCAATCATTCTCATTAAGTACTCTATGGATTGTCTAGTACCCTTTGTTTTAAACATGTATGCAGAATTTAATATCAAATTTCTATAATATTGATAGTTTAGTTCTGCCGGTGTTGCATCTTGTGATTGACCTGCATATATTTTTTCAGTAGATGTTTGAAATATAGAGCTTAATAAGTCTTCATTATTTATTGGTGATATGTTTGTTTCAATACCTAAAGTTTGTGATAAATTATATAATAATTGTGATGGTATGTCATTTTTAGGTCTATAGTTAACTGAATTCATAAACCCTAACGCATCTATAAATTTTTTAACCTCATCAAAACTTCTACCGTACAACTGAAGTATTTTTTCCATTTTTTGATCAGACGTATCAAATTCTTTTAACGAACCAGTAACTAAAAATCTAGATATTAAATTAGTTGAGTATTCATCGATATTTTCACTTATAAGGTTTAGATTGTCAAGGTATGCTTCAAATGCTGACGTTCTAATATCTAAATTCCATAAACCATCTAACGTCCACGTTAAATTTTTACTTTTAGTCACATATACACCACTATCATCATATTCAGGGTACTTAAAATTAGCGGTATATTTTGGTGATGTTTCGGTGTTTAATAAAAAACGTTCAACCTCATCAAAGTCATTTTTTAAAATTTCTTGAGTCTTTAGGTTGTTTGGTTTTATAATTATTGTGTTTGTACTTGAGGTTAACCCAGAAAATGGATCTCCGTTAACTACTAAATAAATGTATCCTTCATTTAATTTTTCTGTCGGTTCAAAATCTAAAATATCGTATTCTATACTCAGATCGTTAATGTATACCCCATAATCTTCAAAATTATTTGTTAAATCTCTATATGGGGAAACTTTAATTGGTCTTACCTCAATATTTTTTTCAGCAAAAACAGTGTAGTCAATATCAAATGGGTTTCTTGCGAAGGCCGCGTTTACCTCAAAAGAAGTAATATTTTCAATAGGGTCGTAATCAATGTTTGTTGCAGTTAAACCGGTTGTTAATGATAGTGTTTGAGAATTCACTTCAAGAGCGGCAGGAAAATAGTTAATTATTTTTGTTATTGACGTTGAAATTCTTTTTTGTAGCGATCCGTATAGGCTAAAGCTGGTCACTTGTGATATATCAAAGTTAGGATATACTTTAAAATTTTCTTGTATTATTTTTTTTGTTTGCGCAATATTAGTGATTTCAAGGTTTTCTAAATTATATTTTTTAGAAAATATACCTTGGTCAAACTTTCTATTAACTTTTTCATAAACTGCCGTCGTAAATTGAAAATTTCCTTGCGTTAACCCCCCACCTGTGGTTAATTGCAACCCAACAATATTACCAAATGGGGTATCTGATCCCACTGGGGGTGCTGGTGGATATAAAAATTTTTTCTTAGCCATTAAGTTATAATATTTGTAAAGTTTTTACTAAAATCGATGTTATTACCTCTATCTTGTCTAACCTCATATAACAACTCATTAAAGTTATCTCTAATTTCAAATAAGTTGTATTGTTTGTAAATATTACCTGACGTATCATAAAGAGTATATACTCCGTCTTCAATACTTTTTGTTTGATTACCATATAACGCAATCGCTAACGTATCGATATCATGTTCAGCCATTTGAATATCGATAGTGATTGGATTAAAAAATGTGTTAGTAATTATAATATTTTGATTTGGTTGTCCAATATATGGTGTTGCTGTTGGTTTGTTAGATGGTGATGCTGATGGTGAAAGTGTTAAAAACAACAAGTCCGTTGGGTTATCAACATACCTATATCTTATTGCTTTTTGTGACGTATTACTTTGTTCACTTATAACGGGTTCACAATAAAAAGAAGAAGTTACTATCCTATAAAAGTTCGGTGTTTTAGTTCCGTCATCATTTAAATATTCAATTCTAAATCCAACCAATCCTTGGTTAACAAACTTATTTCTAAATTGTGAAGGTACTTGGTTTATATCAAGTATTAAACCTTTAACATTTGGTAATGCAGATAAAACCCCACAATCTAATATTGTTGTTCTAATCTCAGCAGGTCTTATCATTAAAGTGTAAATACCAATTTTGTTAAACTCTGAAGACGGTAATCTTAAATTATATAACCCACCCAAAATCTCAACATTAGCATTACCGCCAGTATTATTATTATGAAAATAAGGTGTAAGTATGTTTGCGGTGTTTAATTTTTTTAAAGTAAAATTATCAGTAACGTCTCTTGATGCGGTATAATGTAATATTATCTCAACATCTTCTGGTGAAACGTCAGCCGGTCTTACTATTCCATATGTTCCAAGTGCCATTTTTTTATTTTATAAATAGTTTATCTCCTCTTTTTAAACAGTATTAATTTTATAATAATTGTAACCATATCTTGTAAGGTCACCAATATTATCAACCTCACCCAATCTTTGTAATGGTTCAAATGCGGTATATTTTCCTCTTTCAATATAAACGTTACTTTGTACTTCAGGATCAAATACAAAATCTAATAATCTTTCATTTTTAGTTATTGCGGATAATGTGATATTATCTTGCGTAAATCCAGAACTATTAACCAAATAAAGAGTAGTACCGTTTGTAAAATCATAATACTTAATACCGTTAATTGTATATTCAGTATAATCTTGATTTATATCGTCTACTTGTCCATATAGTTGGTTATTTTTAAAAAATTGATACCCGATTGTGTACGGTACTGGCCCATATCTTTTTAAATCTGTTAATTTAGATGTTGTAAATCCTGAAACAGGAAATGGTATTTGTGTATAAGTACTAGAAATTTGTGACGGGTAGTTGTTTTGAGAATCTCCCGTAAAAATAAAATCATAGGTTGTAGGTATGCCAGACCAATTACCCGATTGTGGTGTTAATGTTACGGTCCCTTCTAAGTTTGATATAGTAACACCTGTCAATGGTAATATTATTTGTTTTTGTATTACGGTTGTTCCCCAAGTATTAGAACCCGAAAATGAAATTGTGTAGGTGTCAGGGGTGTTTAAGTAAGTATGTAATAATGGTTGGTTAGTAATCTGTTGTGTTGGTGTGCCGTCTCCCCAATCAACATAAAAAGTACTAAAACTTAAATATGCTATTGTTAAATCTCCTGAAGTATTATAAACATAAACGTCATATGGGTTTATAGTATCTGCAGAATATAAAAAATTAGTGATTACGTCTTTTTGTAGTAAGTCACCGTCAAACTCACTATAGACTCCAATATCATTTAGTGATTGTGTAAAAACTATCGGTATAGTCAAACCAGTTAAAAAAGAAGTCCCATTAGTGTTTCCACTTAAAATGTACGACATACCTGAATAGATACCAAACGTATCTAAACCAGAGTCACCATTAAAGGTTTCTGAAATGATATCACTACTTAAAACTTCGGGTGATACTCTTATACTATATCTAATTTCATCCATTATGGGTTAACATATTCATACCATTTTATTGGGTTAGCATTATCCCCAACTCTTAATAGTGTTGGTGGTAAATTTTGTTGTGGTAACTCTTTGAATATTTCGTACTCATAGTTACTGTAATTCAATACTAACTTATAATAAAAATACTGTGATTTATTAAAATTAAACTTATCATTTCCGTTAAATATAGATTGTGGTTCATTCATAAGTCGAATAAATTGTCCGGTTTTCCCGTTAAAGAATTTAGCAGTCATATAAAATTCATTTATATTTATATAATCGGTTTCTTTTAACCAATATATAAAAAACCCTTCTTTATCTGATCCAATATAATCCAATTTAAATGATGGTTTATTTATTTGTACCTGTGTCGGACCAATAAAACCATTAGTTTTTAATCCTTGTTGTGTTGGTAATATTACCGTAAAAAATGCCCTTTGGTTTTCTGTTGTTTTTGTATCATAAAAGTCTAACTTGAAGAAGCTATTTTTAAAACTATTATTAAAATAATAAATTTCATTATCCAAAAATCCGACGTTGTTATATGTGTCTGACCAAGCAGTGGATGTGGCGGCACTTATACTATTTGTTGTGTCAAAAAAATTAAATTGGTAATTTATATCCGTGTCATTTGGTGATGTTTGATATGGTGCGTTTGCAAATTTTGTAGTTTCAAAATCATCAATTCCATTAATTAAATCCTTTAATACGTCCCTTTCAAAATCTTTAATTCCATCTTCTCTACCTGTGTTATCAAAATTAATTTCAACGGGTATATTCAAATACCTATCATTTCCGCTAACATTAAATCTAAAATAGTTATTATTCACAATTATCATCAGTTAAATCGTTTATGTCTAATGATAATGTTAGATTTCTTTGTACCGGATATTGTAAAAATATCAAATTAGTAAAAATATAATGTGAACCATTTATAAACGGATAGTCAACACCAATACCATCATTATCTATATATCCATAACTATATAGATCTCTCCAAAACCAACTATTTTCATATTCACTATACCAAGCATAACCAGGTATGTTATCAATATAATTTTTACTACCAAATTCAATATAATCACTAAATGTTCTTATTTGTATTGGGTTATGTGGGTTATAAAGATAACCTGAAGGTAAATTAGACGTGGAGTTATTTAAAAAATATGTATCATTAAAAGAGTATTTGTGAGCCATTCTAGATAGGATATATTCTTTTTGCTCCATATAATTATATTCACAAAAATCTCCTTTTAGTATTTCCCCAACATTTAAATAATCATTATAGTAAAATGTCTGACCATTTGCAACATATGAGTTTACAGGTATATTGTCTTTATTAACCACGGAGTTTTTGTCCCACCAGTTATCAATACTGTTATTTAAAAAATTAAAATTCCAACCAATCTCTAATCCTGTTGGTTGTCCGTTTTGATTTAAATATGGTTTATTAAACCACCCCATATATCCTCTTTCAATTGTGGTTAAAAACAATTCGGTTATTGGTTTACCGTTATTGTCAGTTAAACCAGCAATATCCACATCAGAATCAATTGTATAAGAAAAAGTTTGTGTCCCATCTTTTATTGAGACCCTTTCAGTTTGGTTTGGTGTTAATTGTGTATATTCTATTTTCTTTTTAATAAAAAATGGGTTGTTTTCAAATCCCGCTTTTGATATGTTACACATATCAGGAGTTTTTAATATCTTATGTAGTCTAACATAATATATTGATTTTGTTTCTCCTGAATTTGTAATGTTTGATATTCTCTTTAATGTTCCGTAGGTTCCTGTTTGAACGTCTGTGGGGTTAAATTTTAAATCGTAAATTGAAAACACATTATCTTCCGATCGGTATGTTCCGTCTCCGAGTGAATAAACCGTGAATACTGTTTTTCCGTTAATTGGTACTGATAATTCTACAGATTGTCCCACCTGTAGGTTGTGATTTACTCCACAATAAAAATAAACTAATCGTTTACCATTAAAAACACCGGACTCAATCACATATGGTATCCCATCACCACATAAAAAACCATTATTAGTAACACCAAACTTCTCACCAGTATAAGACATTGTTTGTGCGGTTGTGCTTGAAAACGCATAAGTAACGTAAAAAGCCCAATTATAAGACGACGCACTTTTATTTATAAAAGGTATGTGACCATTAATACCAATATTTCTACTAATAGAAAACTCGCTATACTGTGGATAACCTTCCCACGCCAAAGATGGGTTATTTATCGATGATATTGCATTTTGTATTGGGTTGGTGTAATATAAATAATTTTTATATGGTGTATATGAAGTTTTGCCCGAAACATCGTTATTAACTATATTTGTAATTTTACCTGATAATCTAAAAATATCGCTACGTTGTCTTTCGTTATCAAAAACTGTTTGCTGATCAACAAGTATTGTTCTATCTCCTTCTACGTATTCTCTTGAATTAGAAAATAAAGGTGGTTGTACCCAAACATCTTTATCGTTGTTTGACGCATATCTTAATGACCCTAAAACTATTCTTATTTCACTTGGGTTAGACATCTTGATTTAAGAAATATTTTGTTATGTATTTGTTTATCGCACTTTTTCCCTTTCTTAAACCAAAATAGAAATGGTATGGTGCGCCAACAATAAACGATGGTTGTTGTGATGCCGGCCAAGTAGAGACAGGACCTATTGGGTCTGAATTATAAATGTACCCTTTTTGTCCTGTGGTTAGGTCATTAAAATATGGTGAAATTGCTGGTGGTTGTGGTGCCGAGAAATTTAAATCTTGGTATTTTGATGAATAATAAGGTGATGTAGTTTCCCAATCGTTAAGCGATGATCCAAATATATTTGATGTTGAATTTGCCAACCATTTATACATAGGTACTCTTTGTGAATTAGGAAATCCATAGTAATCAACAAGTGGTGGTGCCGAAGAAAATGTTGTTACACCCGGACTTACCACTTTTCTATTAATGGTATTTGAAGAAAAGAAAATACCGACTAACGCACCTGACGATGTTTGAACAAATAAATCATTGTCTCCATACGTATCATCACTAAATGGTTCAACACCATATTCAGAATTAATACTAAGTAGTTGGGCAATATCTCCGTCTAATCTAAATTCACTTCTAGAAAATAATTGATTAATTGATGCGTCTCCTACCGCCACTAAATTAGATAACCAACTATTATTCATAAGTCTTGATATAAATGCTAATTGTAAAATATCCGCAGTATCGTTAAATGATGTCGATTTAACTGTATCAACAATATACCCTTGAAATGATGGGTCATTACATATTTCTTTTGTAAATTGGTCTCTTGGTCCTAAATCCATTATAGTTGTTGGGAAGAATAAATTTCTATCATTCATACCTTTAAATTTAGATGCTACAGGTTGTGGTGTGGGATTTGTAAATGTTGCTTGTTCGGCAATTTGACCAACAAAATTAGTTCCGTCGTAAGGTGCGGATCTATAAAAAAATGAATTTGTCGTAGTGTCAGTATAATAAATAGGTCCTTGTCCTTCTCTATATATGGAATCCGCTGTTCCACAAAATTTAAACTTCTTTTGACCTAATATGTTTGAGGTCATTTGTTTTTTAAATGTAAACATATATAGAGTACCATTAACCCAATTGTTTTGAAAAACGTGAGATATTAATCCTCTACAAGCACCAAACATAAATCTAAATCTTGCCTTCCATTCAAAAAGATATTTGTAATCTCCTGGTATTGTTACAATAAAGGGAGGTGTAACCAATTTATAACACCCGCCGACAACTCTAGTTGGGTCAATATTATCATTACATGGCGATAAAACCTGTATGGTTGGGTCACCGTTACTGTCGGTTGTACTATCATAACAACTAAGAGGTACCATACCCTCACAATTAAAAGTACTTAATACAGAATCTGTAAAACTTGGTGTGTCTCCTGATATGTCAAGGGAGTTATTAGTAACGTCTGTTGCTTGAAATGCGGTATCAAAATTTGGTATTGATCCTCCCGCATCAACAATATAAGCATTGAAGTTATCGTTTTGATGTAATAAAAATGAATTATCTCCTGACGATTGTGTTATGTCTGATGTTGGTAATCTATCTGATCTTATGATTAATTTGGCATTATTAACTGTTGTGTCATATGTGATATTAACACTTAATGTTGGGTTTGTTACAATATATGTTGGTGAATATACTCTGGCCTGTATATTTGTAGGTATTGGTAACGTATAGTCAATTGTACAAGTAGATTCAGAGGTTGCAATTATTGATCCTCCTTCAACTATCCCTTGATATGGAATACTTGAAGTCACTAAAGTACCTCTTCTCATATTCTGATTAGTTACTCCATCGTCACTCCACCCACCTTGAGTATAAAAACCTAAAGGGGTTGCATCGACATCTGGTGTAAACGACGCGTTTGATTTATCTAAAGAAGAATAATATTTAATACTATTCGTTGTTACGGCGGTAAATTCTGAGTTATTAACTTTAAAATCAAAAGGTTTATGATACAATTTTGACGTACTATATACTTCAGTGTGGGCTTCCGGCGTCTTTGGGTTATTATACCAAGAACCTGATCCTGAATTTACTTGTATTGGTACATTCATATAAAATTCACCACTAACTGAAATATTACTACTGAATGCCGGGTATCCAAATAGTTTTGATAAATCATATCTTATTTGTTGTTTTTTTGTCCATACGTCAACCCCTCTATTTAAAAATACAACTTCTAAATTTTGCCAATTATTTATAAGTGTTAACGGATTAATTGAGACTGGTGGTTGTGTGTTTCCGTCAGGTTTATAACATATACTTTGTATTGATGAAATAATAAATCTCCTTAAAATACTATTATATCCACTATTAGTTGTTGTTGTTAAACCCGCAATTGTTTGTAAAGTCATTCCTGTTATGACTTGAAAATACTCCACACCTGTTTTAAATTTATATTCGGCAGAATCGGTATCCCCTGTCAAATACACGATTGAGTTTCCAGGATTACCATTATATGTTATATATGGTACGTTAACCGCAAATTCACCAATACTAGTTTGTCCCGTTATTGAATTACTACCAAATTGGTTTTGTATTGTAACACCGCTTAAATTATTATCTATGATATTATTTGGATTATTAAAACTAAGTACACTACCACTCGCTAATTGACTTGCAATTCCAGTATCACACAATAAAATCATAACATTATCGGTAAATGGTGTTGATGGTACTGCGGTTTGATTTATTACTGTTGTTTGAATTATATTAGGAGAAACACTGTCAAAATATCTTGTTCTTAAATTCATCAAATTTAAAGACTGTGATAGTGTTATGTTATTTTGTAAAGTATATCCATCATTTGGTGAATACTTTATTTGTAATGGAAACCCAAAAAAGACAGATGCTGGATCTTGGTAACCTGCAATAGCATATCTTACCCCCGTTTGATCGGCAATCCATCTAGCATTTGCGTCACTTCCTGTATAATCGTTTTCATCAATATTTGGTGGTTGGTACCCTGACCAAAAAGAGGTAGAATTAACATCCGCTAAAAAACTATTATTACCTCTACTATAAACAGTATAGGGACCAATTTCTGTGGTTCCACCACCACCACCTGTAAAAATATTTCCTGTTATTTCTTCAACTGTTAAGTCTGAAGATTCACAAGGACAAGCCTCACAATCAGGAAATGACATCATAGGTAAGGTAATGGCCTTAAATTTAAAGTTTTTAATTGCGTCCCATTTTTTAATAATTAAAACAGTATACGCGGCTGCTGCTGCTAGGAACACTAAAGAAGCCAAACCATTTAAAGCCATACTACCAAATGCCGGCCAACCAGCGATTGCCTGTAACGCAAAATACCCAGCAAAATAATATAATAACCCACCAATAAAAAAGACAAGTAACCACTTTAATATTGGAAATAAAAAGGCTATTACGTGTAATACGGGTATAAATGGTATTAATACTATTGTTAAAAAAGTAACTAATAGGTTATTCAAAAAGAAAATAAAATCAAAATTTCTAACACCATCATTAACAGGAAATCTATTATTTGTTGTTGTACAAGCCCTATCTGTAATTTCTTTAATACCTAAATGTCTACTTCTATTATATCCCCATTTCCACCTATCAATAAAATTTGCAATAGTATAAACCTTATTAAAGTTAAATTCGTAAAAATAGTCTTCACAATCAATCGCGGCTTGTGGATCAGCATAATCGTTCCAATCTAAACTAAATGCGTATGATTTTAATTGTTGGGATTGGTTCACAGAAGAATATAACCCATTACTATTCCACCCATATTCTCTAATATTTGGTACTAAATAATCGGCCCTCAAGATGTCATTATTAATACCGTCTTCATTTTGATATTGTATTCTAAAACGATATTTACCTTTTGTTGGTATTCCCACTGTCGGGTCGTTTGATATTATCTGATTACCAAACTCGTCTGTAATAACGTAGTCTAAGTTCATTGGTACTTCCACTAACCAAGCACCGTCACCATCTATTACGTTTCCTCCTTCAGGTAAATTAAATTGTTCTAATATTGGTTGTCCATTAGTGTCGTAATCTATAGTTTGTCTAATTGCTAAAATTTTACCTGCGCCCGTTGTAAGATCACATAAATTACCTGTATTTTTTTTAGGTTTACAATTTGATTTTAAAAAGTCTTCCTCAGTCGATGATATCATGGACCCCATAAAAATTGCTTGCGGTTTAATTTCAATCCCTAAGTCTCTAAGATCAAAATCGACTCTTGTAATACCAATATCACATAACTCATTTTCACCCCAAAATGAAGTAACATTAATTTCTTTTTTTTGATTTACTATTTGTGGTAAAGAATCTAAATCGGTCGATGATTTAAATCTCTGTCCGTTAAACTGACCCGCAGCTCCGATACCCAATCTTATTAAGTCAGACGGTGATAAGGAAAAACAACCTATGTTTGATAAATCTAAATCCATCATTACTGTTTGTTGACCTAAAGGTACTCCAATAATCATGAAGTCGCCACTATCATTTGTTTTAACTGTGTATTTATAATATTTTTCATACACCTCTAAAACCTCACTTCTTTTTAAAACATCTTCTCTGTCAGGAAATGTTCCTGTAGGTGTATGTCCACCATATTCAGCCTTGTACGGTAAAAGATTATACCTATACCCGTCTTCGTTTTTTTTGTCTATTGTTTTATATGGATATAAAGTTGAGATTACTTGGTCATTTTCATCTTCGGTTGTTAAAGGAACAAAAACCGAAACATTAACGTTTGGTATACCGTAACCACCATTAGTTATAACTCTACCGACAACAACCCCATAATCGGCACAAAATCTCGTATATACGTCATCCTGTCTTAACTTTAATGATAAAATTTCTAAAAAATCAAAGTCCTGATTTATATTAATTCTTATATTTTTATCGTCACCGGGTGTTGTTCGTATTCTATAAGTTTTGGTCATTATCTTTTTAAAAATAAATAGTTAGTTTAGTCTTTTTACAAAACTAAATCTTAATGTGACTAAAATAAAGGGTATTAAGAAAAGTCTACTGTTCTGAGTTGTTTAACTCTAACATTTATATCTCTTGAATCGAACCTTATTTGATATATTTGGTCGGGCTCGGCAAAAATAGTATCGTCTATTAGTTGTATTTCTTTTGTTTCATTATCTGAATATCTTTGTGATGTTTCAGAAGACGAATATAAACCACCAACTTTATTATAAATTTTTAAATCAGATAGTGTAATTACTCCTGCCGTGTTTTGTATTAATTTTCTCACATCTGAAACATTCACATTTTGACCTAAATCTCTATTAGATGGTAACATATAGTTTGAAACCGCATCAATTACTTCTGTAATTATTTGGCTTTGTGATGTGTTATTTTCAATAACTACAGATATTTCAAATTCTAAATCAATAACTTTTGCAACATCAATTGATATGTAGTCATTTATCATTCTATATTTAGAAAGATATGTTGCCAAATTATCTTTAAGTGTGTCAGGAACATCTTGGGTTAAATTACCATCAGAATCATATGATATTATCTGAACGGTAATTTTATTATTATTTTCAGTAATTGCAACTTTTGCTGGTGCTCCAAATTTACCAGGCATTGTGTCAATTAAAGATTTATAATCATTAACCGTTACCGCTCTTTTTTGTGCAGCAAAATTAAATGACACCATGTTTCTAACTTCTTCAGTTGTTGGTGGGTTTGCTCCTCCAACAGCCGATGTGACGTTATTTACTTTTAATGATCTAACAACGTTTGAGTTTATTACATCTGAAGGCCCATTTACTGAAAGTGTTACAGTCCCTACTTGATTTATTGAACCAACTCCGACATTAGATGATAGTCCCCCACCAACTCTATATTGAACAAATAAAGTGGTGTTTGGTGTTACCGTTAACCCTAAACCAATATTGTTTTGGTAGTTTTGAATATTTAAAGGTACTCCTAAACTTGCAAAATTTTGAAGTTGTTGATTTGGCGTTGTAGTTCCTCCCCCAAATTGTAATTTCATATAACCTTCAGGGGTATATTCAGTTACAAATCTATTGTCAGTTTTTATATATTTACCTACTTTTATACCGGCAGAATCGATTGGTTTTGTTGGGTCCTCAATAAATACGGTGTCTTCTGCTAACGCATCAACTTCGTACCATTTATTTTGTGATGTGGCAAATTCTGATGGTGGTGGTGTTGATTGGTATTGTGTTCCGTCTTTTTGAATGACGGCACTAACGGCCAAAACATTTTTTTCGGGTAAGAAGAAATTAAAGAAAGGTACAACATCACTTGGGTTAATTACTCTTTTAAAAACTCTAGTCACACCATTAACCACAACTTCTCTTTTTGTCATGATGTATCCCGTAATCTTATTATTATTATCAAAAATCGGGGTTTTAGTTCTATTAACTACTCCGTCACTATTATATTGTGTTGAGAAATCAACGTCATATACAGTTTCAAAAATATTACCTCCTCCGTTAAATTGTGCTCCTGTTCTTAAAATACCTAAATATCTTGTGTCCTCACTATCTCCAAATGCTGGTACTTCTATTGAAATGTCGGCTAAAGCAACTGAAGGTCTAAAACCGGGTATTTTTAATCCATAAGTTCTTGCAATATTATAAATTGATGATCTTTGTTGCGCATATTGTAAGACGGTTTCTTGAATACTTCTATCAATATGATAATGTAAGTTGTCTCCAATTGCCGCGTTTAAATCCATTAAAACAGAAAAAATCGACGCGTCATTAAAATTCTGCACAACTTCAGGATAATATTGTTGTGCATAATTTATTAAATCTTGTCTAAGACTTTCAAAATCTCTACTTGTGTAGTTAATTTTATTTGTTGCCATATTAGATATTAATTATTATAAACTCTCTAGAACCAAAACCACTATTATCGTTAGTGTAATCTATTCTTAATTTAGCGGTGTATTCTTCTGTATTAGCACCGGGTATTCTATATATATCACTTTGTCCTAATAATTCTTGATTAATTTCACCAGGAGCTTCGTCAGATTGTAAATAAGGTGTTACTGATATATTATTAATTATTAAATTTGGTATATACTTATCAACTTGTGCTTGGATGTCTGATTTTATCGCCTCGAAAGTTTCACCATCAAATGGGTCAAATATATATTCATATATTCTTGTACCAAAATCAGGCAAAAAATACCTACTACCTTTTTTTGTTAAAATTAAATGTAATAAATTTGATCTTATTTCTTCATCCGTAGTTTCAGATAATGAAAAATAATATCCTAAAGGATTATCTCTAAAAGGAAAATTTATACCGTATGTTGATCCATCTGCCATATTAAATAAATATAGTCTTACTAAATTTTATATAAATAAAAAAATCCTTACTTTCGTAAGGATTCTTTAAGGTTTTGATTTCCTCTTTCGTATTGAGGTTCATAAGGACAATGTAAACATCCACTTCCACAACACTTACCTCTTCTTATATGATATTCTTCGGTCATAACCATTCTACCTTGTTTGTCGTAATAGAACTCGTTTGGTTGTAGTTTAGGTCCAAATTCTCTAACGTATAGTTGTTGTACCCAATCTTTAGATGCCCCTACATTCATATTAGTTATTTTTTCTTTGGTTATAAAACGCCAACAATATTTGATATGTCAGCGTTATATCGTTTCCCCATTGTACTTTCATGATTACACAATTTCACAAGCCCCACCAGCACAAGCGGCTTCTCCTCGTAGGTCGGTATTATCTTGTAACTCAATAACTTTTGTAAGATCAACATCTGATAATGTTTTAACCAATCTTTCAAAATCTTCTTGTGTACAATCTTCAAAAGGTGCTTGTGTATAAGTTCCTCCGTTATATGGTAATACTGATAATCCATTATAGAAGTCTCTGTTATTCCACATCCAATCACCAACTAAATCCCACTCATCTTCTTTAATTGATACGGTTGCTGATACGTTGTGAGTATTTTGTCCGTTTCTATGTCCAGGTTTAATCCATTCTTGAGAAACTTTCTTAACTCTTTCTAACATCTGAAATACTGACTCGTGTCTTACTATTGATCCTTCAGGTGCCTTTTGTGGGATAGTGATTACTGCAGTGTCGTGTGGTCTAAAGTATTCGTCCTCAATCAATTCAGGGTGATTAATCGCCAAGTAAGAATAAATTGATTCATTTTTACCAACACGTATTCTTCTTAGGTAATAGTCATTATGCCAAGCATGAATTCCTGATGAAGTTCCTAATACTAATGATGAGGTTCCTGATGGTTTAACTGTTGTTGTTCTTGCCGATTTATTAATTCCAATAAGGTTAGCTACTCTTTCGTTTTCCTCTTTTACCATCTTAGCGGCTCTTTTCATGTCATAACCTAAAACAACACCTGAACCAATACCTGTCATACCAACACCAATAAGTGCATCTTTTTCAGTTGTTCGTTTCCAAATGTCTCTTAGATAATGAAAGTCAGTGTACCCCGCTTGTAATGTTCCGATAAATGATGCTGCTCTAACTCTTTTATCAAAATCTTCTTGTGATTCAATATCTGAAGCATTTACCTCACACAAGTTACAGAATTGAAATGGTCGTAGTGCAATTTCACAACAAGGGTTTGTTCCCCAATCTTTATCATTAGATAAATAAATTCCCGGTTCTCCTGCCCCTGATAATTCAATACGTTTCCACAGATCCATAAAAAATTCTTTTGTGATTTTGTGACGAAGAAGGACTGCTGAGTTATTTGCCCTACCTCTTTGTGCGTTTTGTTCCCACCAATTTCCTGATTTACATGAAATCATTTCTTCATCGTCAGCTGAGAATAATGAGATAAGTGCCGCTCTTCTAATACCACCTGCAAGTACCGCATCTGCAATATGACATACAATATCATGGGTTTCAATCGGTGTTAGTTTTTCACCATCTTTTTTGTTATCCAACACTTTTGTTATATGGTGAATACAATCTTTAAGTGGTTGAGGTCCTGGCGCCTTTCCTCCTGATGTTACAAGCATCGCCCCTTTTTGTCTGATGTCTGAAAAATCAAATATAGGTGTTGATGATTTGTAACCTAAATAAGATTCCATTAATACTTTAATAGCATCCGCCCATCCTTCAATTGAGTCACCAATAAGGTATCTTCTTGTTCTTTCAGGATTTGGTTTTTTAATATCTGGTAGTTTTTCAACGTGGTGTTTTTGAACTGAGTAACCAACTCCTGTTCCACCTAAAAGTAAAAACATTGTTTCAGAGAATGAGTCGACGTGGTCGATTGGCATATATGCACAATTATAAACTCTGTTTGGTGAAATCTCAATTGGTTTACCGCCGAATTGTAAAGATCTCATTGATGGTAATACTTTCTTGTCGTATACCATTTTGTATACCTCCTCAATCTCATCTTTGATTTGGGGGTACTTACGTTGGTGCATTTCTTTGTTGCGAGTTACCAACTCTTCCCAAGTCTCTCTCCTGTTTAATTCGGGTTGAAACTTAGCGTATTTCATAAAGACAGTAATGTCACTTAATATTTTTTGCGAAATATCCATTTTATTCAAATTTAATAATTTATTTTAAGATTCTTGTTGTTCTTTTTGTTTTTTCTTTTCTAAAAGTTCTTTGATTCGGCTACGGTTTCTTTCTTCTTTTTGTTCCTCGTGTCCAAGAAACGTAACACTTTGTTCTGTGTCGATTTCTAACATGCCGTTATCAAATTTACAGTTTTCAAATATAACACCATCTTTACCAATTCTTGATTTGGTGATTGCGATGGTTGCTAAATTCATCTCTTTTTGTTGTAGACTCTTAGCCACCGTAATAATTACGTGACCAACTTGTGCCTTTTTGATTGATCCACCCATTTGATCTGTTGTTACAACCTCTGATGATATTGAGTTTCTATTACCTTGTGTTGCAGTCCACCCTGCGATATCCAATTCGTGACACATAGCCTCAAATCCTCTCATAACTGAACCTTCACTTTTCCATTCGTCACCTAAGTTCTTGTCTGGTACTACACAATCGATATAATCTAAAATTATCATATCAATTTTTGTTCCCTCGGCAATCATTTTTCTAACTTGGTTCTTAATCTGATTCATGGTTACGGTATCGGACGCCAACTTTTTCATAATCAACTTATTTTTTCTTGTTGTTTGAATATGTTTAACTTTTTCCATTACCTCCCCCCTGTTTTCAGTTAAATCGTCAGGGTGAATTCCAGTCCAAAGTGTTATGTGTTTTCTTTGGATAATTTTTGGGTTGTCTTCAAAGAATATTTGAAGTACATTATATCCCAAATTAAACGCGTGATTTGCAATTTTGGTAGTGAATGTTGATTTACCAACTCCGGTAGGGGCTAAAATAACGCCAATTTCTCCTTTGGCTAATCCTCCTTTTAATAAGTTATCAATACCGGGTACACCAATAGGAATTGGATGTCTGTAATCATCATTTAATACCTCATCAAGGTTAAAGAACACGTCTGTAGTCCCTTTATCTACTTCACCAACTTGGAGAGCTCCTCTTACCATTTCTTCTAACTTATCGTAACTCTCGAAATCACCTTTATCAATGATTGATTGAGCTTTTGTCATTACTTTTTGGAGTTCCTGTTGTTTACAGAATTTTAAGGACTTTTCTTGAACAAATATAGATCCTTCATCTGAAACGTTCTTAACCTGTTCTAATGTATCTAATATGCTCTTTTGAGCCATAGGTGAACTGATTTCTGATTTTGTTAATTGTTCAAGGGTATCAAATGTCGGAGTATGCTCATAATTTGTATAATATTCTCTAATCATTTGACAAATGATTCTAAAATATTGGTTATCAAAATAGTGAGGATCAATAACTTCTATGATGGAATTAGCGAAATCTTTATATGTTACTATGTTGTTTAAAAGTTGTATTTGAAAAGTATTTCCTAAGTATCCGAAGTTCTTTTTGTCTGACATATTTTATAGATTTTTGTTCTGTGTTTTAATAAATACTATTAAGCCAATGAATAATTCAAGTAATTAAAAGATAAATTTTTCTCTGATAAAATGTCAGTTAGGTCTCTTAAAATTGTTTTTATGGATGGGCGTATATCCAGGGTATATCTTACCTTTGGTGGGTATACTTTTGCGTCAATAACTCTATGACAAATTGTCTCATTTCCGACCTTTAAAATAATGTTAAATACTTCAGGTCCGTCTGTGTTTGATGTTTCTAAAACGGTTGGGTCTTCTTCTATTTGGAATCGGTTTTCCAACATATAAACCATACACTTATTTCTTAATTTTGTTTGTAGCTCTTCAGATAAATCTTTAATGTATTCATACAACTCTGTACTGTTCTTACCTTTTGGGTTAAAACCTTTTACATTAAAAAATCTTTGTACAACAAAATTATTGTTAAGTGTCATTAGGAATTCAACCTTTGTTACATCATTCTGCTCTTTCATAATTTTACTTTTTTGTTTTGAATTTTGTTTTTTCTTTTCTTGTTAACTTTAAAAATGGTTTTAAAAAATATACCCACTGTTCGTCCCCTTTTGGTAGGTATTTAAATAATCCGTCCTCCATCATCATCCGAATTAAGTTTTTATATCCTCTTCCGTCAGGATCCAATGACTCTGAGTAATACGCTTCAACTAATTCTTTTCCTTCTTCACTAATAAGTGGTTCTGATAAATCTACAATCTTTTTATTGATTATAAAAAACTCGTCACCAAAAATACCCTCTTTTGTTTTACCCGTCAGTAAATTTTTAAGAACGGTATTGTCTTTTTGTTCTTTTAGTAGTTCCTCACCTCTTGTTAAAATATCGGAAAATGAAACTTCTTTTTCAAGTAGCTCAGGAAATAATTTAACAAAAGTTTTCTCACCAAAATAATAGATACCATCAATATTATCTGATTTATCGCCCGATAGGATTTTAAATGTTTTTATATTATAGTGAGGAACTTCAATTTCTTTTAATTTAATCATATCACCTTTCTTATAATACTTCTTTGTGTTAGGTGAATAGATTGTTACATCATCAGTGATAAGTTGCGTAAGGTCTCTATCTCCACTAAAAATAGTTTTATCCTCTCCTTTAGAAATTTGACAATAGTACGCAATTAAATCATCCGCCTCAGAGTTTGGGAACTCAACTTGTCTAACAAACATTTCTTCAAGGTATTCCTTAACTCTATGTTTTTGTTTGTTAAACGATTCTTCTTTAAAATCTTCTGTTACTCCTTTTCGGTTAAGTTTGTATTTTGGGTAGATTAACCTTCTTTGGGACGAGTTAGTTTCTCCGTCCCAAAACACAACTACCTTACTGAAGTTTTCTTCGTCTATGAACCGACGTAATGTGTTTAGAAAGTGCCAAAGACCTCCAATATGTTCACCTTTGTTAAAGTAATCTTTAACACCGTGAAATCCAATTTTTAAAAGGTTGTTTCCGTCAACCAATAACGTCTTTGTCATTTCTGTATTATTACAGGGTTCTTACTCAACTTCTTCTTTTTCTGCTTTCAAATCAAAGTCACCATCAACTCCGATTATTTCTTTCCAATACTCAGCATGATCTTTTTTGTATTGTTCAATAGATGCCTTTTCTTCTGACGCTTCTTTCCCTGGTAAAAATCCGTGTGGTGTTACTATAATCTTACCGTCTTCAAATCCAAGTCCGTTAATGTGGTTTTTCATAACAGACACTTTTGTTCTTGATGCGAACTTAACTGTTCGTTTGTCTTTTGTTGCGGTAATCTTAGTCGTACCAGCACCTTTTTGGTTACCAAATAAAAACACTAAAGATGAATTTAACCAAATCGCCTCACCACCTTTTGCCTTAATTTTTGGTTGACCGAATGGATTATCAGGTAATTCAACCCAAGGTTGATTAACAATGATTAGGGTGTTTTCAAATTTAGAATCGGATTTACGTGAACCTGAAATTCTTTGGTTAATTCCCATACCAATTTTATCGGCCAATACAGATGCGTTGTGTTGTTTTCCTCCCTTACCTTCGTAAGTCATTTTACAAGGTACAGAACCAACAGAGTCCCACATAATACATAATGAATAATCTAAATCACCTTTTTCTTGTGCATCTAACAAATCATTAATGTAGTCTGTGATTTGTTCTATATAATCAAAGTTATTATTGAATATATAAAATCCGTCCCATTCTAACTCTCCTGTTTCAGTATCAACAACCTCCTCACATTCAAAACCCATAAGTTTAGCATGTTCAAAAGACCACTTCTGTTCTGTAATGATAAACACAGGAAGTACACCTTTCTTTTGGGCATCAACTGCGGTTTTAACTAAGGCGGTTGTTTTACCCGTATCTGAATGTCCTAGAAACATATTGATATGCCCCATAGCAGGACCAGGTAGTCCAACAGCATCTAAGAATGGTTCTCCAAGATCAAAAAACCGTTGTGGTTTATATTTTGCTGATGTAGAAAACTTTTTCTTTAATGAACTAAAATCATTCTTTTTAATTGCCATTATCTTCTCCTTTTTGTTCGTTTAATAATTTTAACATGTCTTCAGTTATTTCAAACTTGTCTTCTCTTTTTACGTTGTATTTGTAAACTGTTTCTAACATTTCTAATTTATCTTTTGCGTTTGTCATTTTTTCGACAAGTATATCCATTTCTTCTAAATGTTGTGGGTGTTCTCCAATACCAACAGGGTTATTGAAATATACTAATAGTGTTGCTTCTGCGTATGCCATCTCTGACCTATATTTCAAGGTCAGAGCTTCATACATTTTTTCTGATATTTTATTCATATAATATTTTTTAGAAAGGTAATTCTTCAGATGGTTCATCATTTGCTTGTGGATCAACAATTGGTGTTTCTGTTTTAGTTTCAGTTCCTCCACCAAGTGAAATCTCAGCTTCTTCTCCGTAAACATATTTTTTAAGTTCAGAACTCCAAATTGGCGTTTCTCCGACCGCAACGGCTTCTAAATATTCAACAGGTTTTTTAGAGTAAACGTCTTTCCATGTAAGTTCGTCAGCCATCCATCCTTCCATAATTTCACCATCTGTGTGAATTGGTGCTGGATCATCATACATAATAGTTTGTACTACTGTGTACTCTTTTCCTTGTGGTGTTTTTGCTTTAATAAGTTCAATGATTAAATCACGTCCTTTTTCAGAATCTGTTAAGTCACCTTTTGCTTTCCAAATAGGTAAGATTTTATCCAATACACCTTCTTGTTTGTAGTTGTGTTTGAATCTCCAAAACTTAACACCATCTTGTTCGTTATCTCTATCAATTACTTTTACAATGTAGAATAGACGTGAACGGTATTGAGAAGCTAAATCTTTATCTTCTTTTTTACCCGTAGACATAAGTTCGTTATAAACTTCAGTAAGTGGTGAACGTTCGTTGTCGTTTTTTTCAGGGTCATACAACTTAACCCACTGTCCGTTAACTTGAATTTCGTGATACCAAACTTCTACAAATGGTGAAGAACCATCTTTTGTTGGTAGGATACGAATTCTTCTTTGTGCGGATTTTTCGTTTTTTTGAAGGACAGCAGAAAAATATCTTTTCATTCTGTCTTCTTGTGAAATGTTTTGTTTTTGTGAACTCGGTGTTGAGTTCTTTTCGTACTGTGCTAGTACTGCATCAATTGAATTTGCCATAGATTTTTGTTTTTAATTTATACTCTTTTATCTATAACAATTATAAGTGATTTTTGTAAAATGTCAAATAAAAAAGGTTCGGATAACCGAACCTTAATTTTTATAAAAGACCTTTAAACTTTCTACGATAATTTTCATTCATATTGTCTTCATCATCATATATATTAAACGTTTTTTTAATTTCGTTTGGTGAAAAGTTTTCAACTTCATCTGATGTTAAAACATATTCGTTTTTACCTGTTTTTTCCATGTCTTGTTTTTTATCATCAAAAAAATCAGTTAACTTTTGATTATATGGGTAAGAATCTAACGACCTTAATTCTAATTTTTCTTCAGGTGTTTTATCTCTATATCTATCAAATTTATTTTCTAAACTATCAATTTTATTTAATATTTGATCCATGTTTGATAATTTTGATTGTAAATCATCTAATTTTGCAATCATATCATCCATAAACGTTTCTTGCTTATCTTTGATTTCTTGTTGTGTTGTTACTAAATCTGTGATATCGATTTCTTCAGTGTCACCTTCCTCTCCTTCACCTTCGTTTTCTGTATCAACTTCTTCAACATCAGGATCTGTTTCAGTGTCTATTGGTTCAGGAATTTCAGTACCTTCAACTCCCGCTGCCGGGTCTGCCGGTGGGGCACCCGCTGCCGGGTCTGCCGGTGGGGCACCTGCTGCCGGGTCTGCTGGTGGAGCACCCGCATCGTCTACCGGTGGAGCACCTGCTGCCGGATCTTGTTCATTAATAATGTATTTATTAATTTGTCTAAATCTTGATATTTCTTCTAAAAGT